GCAATAGAACCAAGATTTTGACGAAGATACTTAGATAAAATATTTGCCCTTGCAACAAGCACTTTATCGCGTATCATTTTTCTGTTTAATCTTGTATCGTCATAAACAGCAATCAAGTCATTCATCAATCTTGATGTTACTGCTTCAAGGCTTTGAAAACTCATGTTCGTAGTTTATGGGTTAATACAGTTATTGCTGATGATATCGGAATACCTAGAATCCAAATATATAATGGGTACTGGTTATACATAATCCAGTAAATCAATGTTCCATAAAAAGAAGACATACATACCATACATGTCAGCAATGGCTTGTGCCAAAGATTGCGGTAAAGATGTAATAGTTCAAGCTTTTGCAATGCCGGGTTAATCCACTCTGAAGATTGGTATTGTCGTCTTCTTACTTCCTTGTAACCAGATATTTCTATCTTTTTGTTGTCTAGTTTTTTTGACCTAGATATATTTTCCATCCACGCTTTAATCGGGTATAGAATGCCGCCGTTGTTGGCAGCGGCACTCAAACCCTGTGTAAAAAGCGAAACTAAGACAGAAAAGAACAAGGTCTCGCTCAGTATCATCATTACTCGCCTACGTAGTTAACTGGATCAGATACAATGCTGATAACAGCAGTTGAACCAAAGTTATCAAGAGGCACACCAAATGAAATGTCGGGAGCAGAATATGTTGCTGCTGTTCCTACACCAAACAATGCATCAATTTCAGAAGCTATGTCAGCTCCACTTGTAGCTGTTACACTGAATGACAATGAACCAATAGTAACATTGATAAGTGTACCATTTACAGCATCAATGTTATCAACAATAGATGTAATATCAATGCCAGTTAATGGTCCTTGTACACCAGATTGAAAACCTGGAAGAGTATCAAGGTCACAAGCATTAGGGAACAAGTTATTTAATGCTGCAATGAAATCAGCAAAACCAGGGGCAGAACTATCTACGTAAAGCAACAAATCAAATGGAGTTGCGCCGGTATGTAGATGACCGCTATTCTGATTATCAAAGAAGTTACTGCAAGCATCAATACAACCTCTCAGTGTAATAACGCAAACAGTCTGGCACCACATCCATTGGTCGCGTGGAGCTTCTCCAAATACGTGACCGATTTCTTGTGGAAACTGCTGAAGTAGTTTTTCGCGGCTCAATACAGCTTCTACTGCTTCTTGCGTTTCAGTAAATACTGGTATTTCTGCAGTTGCAAGATTGTTGTTTGGTAACTGATATATACCAATCAAACTGTATGCAATAAGACCAGAACATGGAAACGTAAGTGTAAGAGTATCAGTGCTTCTTGTTACGCTTACCAAAAACTGATCGTGTTGATCGTTTTGATTAATCAAGTCATTGATGTAACTTTCAAACCATGTAGCAAGGTCAACACCTGTTACTACGCCAGAAAGATTACCTTGGTAAACATACTGCCTACGTTGATTGTATTCAAAATACGTTTGATTATCAAAATCAGGATTTCTGTTAAGCAACAGAGTAAATCCTACTGATTTGCCGCAAGCATTGCAATCACCAAAGTCAACATCACCGAACTCAATAGTCCAGATGTTTTCTTCACATGGTGATGCGCAAACCTTTTGGCAACGTGTTACAGATGTAGATAGTATTGAGATTTGGTCTACAATACGCACTTCATTTGCAAAATCAGGCCCTTGTAGTGCTTCAACATCCACTAGTGTACCTGCGTTTGGATTCGGGATCCAAAGTTTTTGAGCATTACTTTGCATGTTATTAAATTATTTACCGCTACGTTGGTACGTTAGGCGGGGGTGTTTGTAAAAAATTTCTTTCAGTTATCGGAAGCATTGACTGTACTCTTGGGTCTTTAATGGTTTCAAGATAAGAGATTACACAATGCTTTACAATCTCAAGCGTCTGAGGCCATGCAAACTCTGAGTTTACATTGTTTTGATTTGTTACATCAAAGTTTATACGCTGTGGCAATCGTAAATATGCAATCTTTACATCTTGAACTATACTGTCTCCACATCTGAATGTAAGTCTGTTTCCTCTTTGATCGTAGTAAAGATTTGGCCATTCGGCAGACGGCTTCTTGTAATAGTCATCTTCAATGGTAAATCTAAAATCATCTTTCAAGTGAGTAGCAGAAATATACCCAGATATAGTGTTATCAACTTCGCAAGGTTGGTTTTTATACTTTACCTTGACAGATACAGCCAATAGATGAAGATAGTTGGCGGGAAGTTGTACGTATTCTTGGCCGGCAACAGCAGGACCAAGGTTTACCAATGGAGCAGGAAATCCTGCAATGCCATCTGTTACAACCTTTATGACAGACAGATCGTCTATCTGTTTTTGATGCTGTTCGTGGGCCCAATACCTATTCTTGACATACTCTAGCGTAGCTATCCAGATGTGATAGTTAAACTCATCAGGTGTCATGCTAGTGGTATTGTAATGCTTTAGTTCAGCAAGTACCGCCTTATATACTTCAACTACTGGGACCATTATTGATTATCGATGTAGTTAGTCAGATATTCCTTTGCTTCCTTAAGGTTTGAGTTTTCTGTGAAATCATGAACAATATTTTCATTATCCATGTAGTCAATCAACTGCTTTACATTCATAAACTTTAAATTTGCCGGAACTTGCTTTTTTGCTACAACTGCAACATTAGGTTGTTCTCCTTTTTCATAAAGTCCATGTTTGGAAAGAAACGATACAGATGCAGCGTCACGAATGAATCTTTCTTTTTCGATTCTGTTTTCGCCAACAACAATACCTTCAAGTTCCCTGTAAGCTTTCATCAAGTCAAAATGCGTATCGATTTTAACCATCAGTTCGCTTAAGCTATCAGCAAGATGTGTTTTCTGTCCATAAACCGTTGGGTTTTTAAAGTATGGACCATCAATACTATTTGCTTCAATATGACCTGAATGTATCAATGCTTTAGCACAAATATAGTTTTCTTTCTTTTCAGTATCATAAGCACGCAACACTTCGTAAGGCATAGAAAATGCAACCTCATCAAAGATTTCCTCAGCAATGTCTTCATTAATATAAGGATCGGCAGGATAGTCACCATCAAGAATAAGTATTCTTACACAGTCACGTTTCTGTTTTTTGCTAAGTTTGTCAATGAGTGCAGCAGCACCTTTTCTCTTTTTTATTTCTTTCTCTTTCTCCTGCTTTTCTTCTTCTTTAGAAAAGAAATAAAAGAATGCTCCATGGTCCATAGCTTCTTGCTTGTCTTTGCCGATTGTAGATACAACCTCAAAAAGAACACGCACATAAGCTACATCGCGCGGATTAGAAAGATTAAAAAGTTGCCCTTCGTTTAAAGAAAGAACTGTGTCAGGGTGGTAAGGCTTTCCTGTTAGTGGATTGTTTGGCTCATTCAAATAAAAGAATGGAACACCACACTCCTCGTTAATGATTCTCTTTTCTTCCGATGTGAGACCATTTGCCCAATAGCCAGCAATCAAACCAGAACTGTCAAAAACTGGTGATGTATTGCCTGTTGCTATGTCATCTATTTCAGGTCTTTTCTCTTCACGAAAAGTAATACCATCTTCGCTAACATTTTGTATTTTGTACCTTTGTACCGCTCTGACTTCAAGAAAACCAGTTCCAAGTAGTCCTGCCTTTCTTAAAAGTTCTTCGTGTTGTTTTGGATAAAAAATTGCATTGTTCATAATCTGTTTCACTTTTAAGTTAATAAATACTATCGACGACCGCGAGCAAGTTTAAGCTCTGCCATACAGTTAGGGTTATGCAAAGCAATACCCTGCATTGTAAGCATGTGCTCACCTTGTACGTCAGCTGTAGTTGTTAATGCACCACCGGGTCCAGGATCTGACATACCGTGTACTTTACCAACAACATTTTGACGGCCTTGTAGAGTAACCATAGTCATTGCATCTTGACCACCACGCATTTTAGCAAGGTTAACCAAAATACCACGATGAGATTGCTCACGATTACCTTCGCTTGTACGAGTGCTTGGCATACCTTTTCTGTCAAAATATGGACAATCTGATACGATTATTTTACCTGCAGGAGTTTCGTAGTAACGGAAATTAGAACGAATACCCATAGTTTCATTGCCAGTGCCACCAGCTTGGTAGTTTCCTTTGCCATCAAAGTAAAGAACCTCAGGAGAACCTTTGAACTCATTACGAATCAAACGGTCAATGTCAGTTCTTAATTCAAGGCCAGCACATAAGAAAATCTCAGGCTTAACACCAGTTTCGATTGAATCATTGTACATGCCTTTGATAAGGTCATCAAGGATAGAAAAATCATTCATCTTGACATACTCGCGCTTTAAACGGCGATTTGCCTGATGATAGATACCCATACCAGAGTAATAGCGGTAGCCACGCTCATCTTTTTGGAAGCGACCTTCATTGTCGGTGTATGACATACCCCAGAACAACTGATTGTCCATATGCTCGTAAGCATTTTTCCACATTTGGTATCTCCAAGTTTCTGTCCAGTAATTCTCGATTTCTCCTTTGTCGTTTGTGTAAACGATACCCATTGGAGATTTGTCGGTTTTAACGTGAGCAGCATGACCTGTGATGTTCCATTCCCAACGCATAGTTGTCATCCAACCACGATGCCATTCGCCAAAAGATACACGGCTTTTGCTACCATGCTCTGATGCTTCAGGCTTCATGTTGTAGATAGGAGGTGATACTTCTTGACCTACTTCAAGTAAGTATATTGGAATAGCTTGACCCCATTCTCCTTCTTTAGTAAGAAGTCTTGCACGAATGCGAAGTGTTCCGTCAGCTTGTGCTTCTGGTTGTTTGGTAATGATGATTTGTGTAGTACCATCGGCAAGCAATAATACATCATCTTTGTCACCAAGTTGTTTGTTTACATTAAAGTAAAACTCACGATGGTAACGACCAACAAAACCATTGTCATCGTCAGGAGCAGTAGTAATACGATACACCCATCCTGAAGGTGCAGGAGAACACCAAGCGTATTCAAGATTGTTAAGCATCTTGAAGTTCTTTGCCCATGCTGATTTTTGCTGACCAAAGTTCTGTTGCTTAAATCTTTCTACAGTTGGATCGTAGTTACTTTTCATGTAATAAAGAAGCTCGGTAATCATACCTGTTCTTTCAGAAAAATGTTTGAATAGTCCCTGAATAACGTCAGGGCGAACTGCTGCGATATTGCGGAGGTTATTGTAGTCTGTCATTTTGAAGTTAGTCAAATCACGTGGATTACCTACAACAACTCGTCCGGCTACGCCAAACTTTTCGAGTCCCATTTTTTTTAGCGTTTAAATCTTTTTAAATAATTCGGGTCAGATGTATCTACATACTTTCCAGGTCCGCCCGTTGATTGTTGTTTAGAGTTTTTGCTCAATACTGGTGTTACACTTAACTTTTTGAATGCAGCGTTGCGCTCCATATTTTTCAAGTCTGTGAAATAACCTTTATCGTGCATGTGCAACAACCTCATAGTAGTGGCCAAATATTCAGCGTCGTTTTGCAATCGGTGTAACAGGGGCACCACCTGCTGACCTTGATAATTGTGTATTTCAAGATTCTGTTTCATATAATTGATAAAATCATCTTTCTCGGACTGGCCTGAGAAGTCAATGACAAGATTATCACTTTTTGAAAGCCTATCTTTAAATAAACTTGTAAGCTCTTCGACTTCGGTGTTATACCTCTGAAGTTCGGATGTATATTTCTGTTGTTGTTGCTGAATTAAGTTATCAGGAAGTCTATTTATTTCCTGCATGTAAGACTGTTGAATCTGCTGTCCTCTCTGTTTAATAGCATCTGGATTCATATTTTGTACTCTACGCTCTACTTCATTTACAAGATATCTCATACTTGCATCATCAGGATTACCATATTGATCTACGTTAATAGAACCTAGTTGCGATTCTGATTTAAGCAAATGGTCATACATTGATGCCTTGTACAACTGTACTGGATCTTGATTGGCAATACCTTGCAAATAGTTTTTATGCTGCATGTACTCGTCAAGACTTATACCTTGCTCAGATAGTTCTGCTATGCGAGGGTCTACGCCACCAAGTTTCTTTTGGATATAGTATTCACCTACTAATTTATCCATTGCATCGGCATCAAAGTTATCTACATCAATGCCTTGATTTCTTACATCGATATTTCTTTCTATGGCCCATTGCAAATAAGAATCTAATACCGGGTTTCCAGTAGTATTTTCAGAATTGTTATCATTATTATTGTTTTGATAATCATTATCGTCATTATCGATTGGATTATCAAACTCATCAAAGTTTTCTTGAACATCATCTTGTTCTTGTAATCCTTCGTCACCAAAGAAGTCATCCTGAAAATCCATATCAGGAGCTTTAAACTGAGTGGCAAAATCTGCACCCGATGTGTCTACAAAGTTGTTTTCGTTTTCCATGTTCTTAGTCTTTTACACGTTCTTTTTTAGCGGACGATTTCATTTCTAGTGCTGTTTTCGCTCTATTTATCAGCATCTGTGCTCGTTGGTTCGTCGCATTAACCTCGAGTTCTGTATATGCAAAGTTAAGATAAGCTAACTCAACTTGTTTCTCGTTTTCTACTTTTTCTTGTTCTATTTCTAATTTTTGTTGTTCTGCTTGTTGTTGTACTTGCATTTGAGTCTGTGCGTTTTGTATTTTCATTTGCTCTTTTTGCAAGTCTATTTGTCCTTTAAGTTGTAATAGTTGCCCTTCAACTTGACTAGACATTTGTGCTATTTGTTGTTGCATCTGCATCTTCATTTGCTCAACTTCTATCTGTGCTTGTTTCTGTTGTTCTGCAGAATCGCTTTGCATTTTTTGAGTAGTTTCTAATACGCGTTGTTCTGCATCTTTTAATAGTTTGCGCATTTCAAACATAGTATCAGTATCTAGTAAATCAAGAAAATCAGAAGCACCTATCTGTCCTTGTTGGAACTTCATCTGAGCCATCTGTTTTGCCGTACGCATTATCTCACGTTCTTTGCTACCTGAGTTTACTATAGTTCTAAACTCTCCTTTCAATTGATCTTTTTGTATGTTTAGTATTTCTTGTCTTTCTTTGCCTACTACGTACATACCACGCTTACCTTCCGCGTATGCGTATGGAAATATGTTACAAAGTCTAGTAAATAAAAGTTCATTTAGTTCATCGGTTTTCATAAAGTAATACTCAGTAACAACATTAGATTGCGCCAATGCCATTTGCGATGTACCTACTTGATCTGATGCAAGTACCTGTCCTGTCTTTTGTCTTGTTACCCCAGTAATCTCACCAGCTAATGTATTGAGTGATTCCTTAATAATCATTATTGATTGTATTGCAGGAGATACAGTCATATCGTATGTAGCAAACTGATTAAAAGAAGTACGTACTGCTTTACCATTTGGTTTAACCGTTTCGATCAAACCAAGACCTTGTTTCATGTAGTACATTACCTCTTGTGGTGTCATACCGCTTGGCATTTGCGATAGGTCATAAATAATACCTTTAACACCAGATAATGCAATCAAGAGTTCTTCTTGATAATGCAGTATGTTGTACAGTTCCTGAATGTCTTTAGTTTCCCATAACGGAGAATATGCTTTATAGAATCTGTTGTTAGCAAATCCTATGTATGGTAACGCAATGTCTGAAAGCCTGTCATGAGTGCGATATTGAAAATCATGTTTTTTTATTTTAATGTAAGTCATTGTTCCTATTCGGACACCTGACCATCTGTCAACACGATATGCTTTAAGTATTTTCTGTCCTTTTTTTTCAAGACGTTTTCTTTTTGATTCTGTGGCAGTAAGATCTTTATACTCTTCCGGCGTGAGGAATTTAACGAAAGGCGGCTTCTCCGAGAAGTAGGGAGTATAGTTTTTGTTTTCTGAATACAATGCATAAACTTCAACTTGTTCTTTCCAATTTACTTTATAAGTGTCTACTTGGTGTGAGTACAAATAATCATTACCACTATACCAACCCGATGGACTGCCATCTGGAAAGTTAGTAAGATTTGTTCTGTACCACGCATCTTGCGAAAACATTGGAAACTCGCTTCTTAATGTTTCTAAGTTTTCTTCTGTTATGTCTGCTCCGTAATATTGAATAACTTGTCCTATTGACATTGGACTATATTCTACTATCCAGTCTAGTTCGTGTAAATACTTTGCCGCTTCGTTTGCTTGATACCAAAGATATTCAGGTCTTATTAGTCTAACTTCGGGTTCAGATAATCCAGGCTCCCAGTCGCAATACCAAATAGGTTCACCGGTAATCATCATTTCCTCAAAGAAGTTATTCATTAAGTGTCGTAACCTTTTGCTGTCTACAAACTCTTCTAATGCTTGCGAACAAAGCTTTTCCTCAAACTCTTTATGTGAATACTGATAATATTCTCTGATTCTTCTTACTTCTTCACCTGTTATTACAATGTCATTTTGTAGTAAGTTTTGCAAATGCTCTAATTCAACTTGCATCTGAATAATCATCTGTTGCGCCTGAGGATCCTGCGCTAACTGCTGCATCATTTGCTGTTGCATTTGTAGCAAAGCTCGATTGGTAGCATTTATAAGTTGATTCTGCTTTATCTTTTGCAGTTGCTTATCTAAAATGTCATTCTTAATGTTTTCTAATTTCTTGCCAACTATTTCATCTGTCATTCCAATTACTTTGGTAACAACAGGTCTTGACATTTCTTCAGATATAAGTGCTTGTAGCTTTGGTCTTACTATTGGAATGTTACGTACACGTGCAGGCATCTCAAGAGTAATAATATCATCTATTCCAGATTGACTGTCATGAACCTGCTTGTCTATCTTATTGTACAGATAACCAAACCTTGCATCATCAAGTTCGTTATTCCAAAGAGCGCGGCAATAGGTTATTTTGTCCATGCGAGAACGAACAGAAGTGCTTTCAAGTGGCACATTCATTTGAAGCCCACCATCCCTGTGATTCTGTTCTATATAGCTATCCATTAAAGACTTAGCATATTTTTCCTGCTCGTCTTTTGGTAAGCTCTCTAATGGCACTGGATAAAACTCTCCGTATATCATACTCTTTGTAATCTGCCGTTTCTTTTCATAAATCCTGTAAACATAATACTATTTGTTGACTCTACCACCTTATCATAACCTTTTTTTATGTCATCCAATATACCTTCATATGCTAACATAACTGATATGGTAATGTCACAGTTATGATCTTTAGAGCGAAAATCTCTTAGCTTTTGAACTATTACAAGGTCATATATATTGTCTGCATAATCTTCCACATAAGATGAAAAGTGTTCAATCCATACCGGTTTAGTATTAGGGTCAACACCAAATCTATTATTTACTTTACTATCCTTTATTGTAGCATAAGCTATTTCGGGCCTTTCTTTCAACAAATGGTCAAAGTCATTATTTTTGTACCAGTCAAAAATAGCAATGTTTGACCACTCTATCAAGTTCTCGCAATCGCCATAATACATACAAGCCAATGCTGTCTGTTTGTAAAACTTTTCTTTCTTTACCGGGCGCCATGTCAATCTAGCAACAGGCATCATTGATGTTTTGTTTGATGAGTGATATCCTTTCATCACAACAAATGAACCTTCAGAATCTGATGCGTTTGCTTCGTCTTTATCGTAAGAGTCAGTGCCGGCACCATACAAACCTTGAATATTTCCAGAACCAGTGTAATATTCATATCCAACAGAACTTACGTGTTCGGGCCTATCAGGATGTTCAACAATAATAAATGGATACATAAAGTCACCCTCATGATCTATTGCATCTTCCATGCCCATTGGCGCTGCAATCCAACGCACACCAACTATTTTACTATTCTCTACTATTTCTTCAAACTTACCTTGCTGTAACTTATCTTCCCACTCTTCAGACAATAACTTTTGCAATTGCCTTTCTAACTTTTCTGTATTGAATGGTGACAATCCAGATGAACTAAACGCCTCAGTTGGAGTTAATGGCATCTGTGTTTTGTTTTCGTGCAAATCCTTTTTGTTGTTACCAATCTTTTTACGCTTCTGCTTAATAAGTTCTAATGATGGTTCTTTATAGCTATTGCCATCGTTATCCATAACATAAAAATACCACGCAGGAAAAAACGGACAACATCTTGTATTTTCTGCGCCAGGCTCATAAATGTTTTGCACTGCCAAAAGATTATACTTGTCTGGTTTGTAAAACATATCCATAAGATCTGCTACACCTTTTTTCATTTCACCACCGGTACCAACTATGACATTAATACGCCCATTTTGTTTACCATTTTCTTCAATAGATGGCTGTATCATATTGTACACACGCTTTAAAAGCGGATTGATACCAGCTTCTTCCATAAACACTAAGGTAGGAGATTTACCAGATGCGGCTTGTGCGTTGTCTTTAGTAGTGATGGCAAATATCTCTGACAAATATCCTTTCTGTACACTTGTTGCTTCAAAGCCAAACTTAACATATTGGGGAATATCTTTTAGCTTACGCTTAAAGAACTCTCTGCCTGATTGCTCTTGTGAGTATGGCGACAAAGCATCAATACCCATAACAACTTTATTGAAACAGTTAATAGCGTAATCATCAAGACCAGCAACTATTAGCGTCTGCGATGATGGATATAGTAATGCTTCGAGCGCGCATAACGCTGCCATTTTTTCTGTAAAACCAATCTGACGTCGCTTAAGGCATAATAAGTTTTTGTCATTTGTTTTTGCTTGTTCTAGTAAATCAAAAAACTCTTTGTCCATGTCAATAAACCTTGGCGGTATAAGACCGGCACCTTTCTCTTTAGTCTTAATGCGCCAAAAGTTTAAATACCAATAGTTTGCCCCAGTAAGATATACACCGCCAGTAGTGTAACCATCGATACATCTTCTGCGCTGCTCGTACCACCATTCCATGTAATGCCTTGGAAAGTTAATACGTATCAATTTTTTCTTTTTAATATTTGGATTGTCATATACTTCCCACGCGCGATTGTATTTTGGCATAGGGTTGTCAAGGTCATAAATAACTGGCTGAAACAACTCTACGTTTTGAAACTTACACATGTGGTCGTCATAGCAGGATATGTTCTCAGGCAACAAAGAAGATCTATAATATCTTTTGTTGACTGGTTTAGTGCCATCAAGAATAATATTTGATTGAGCATTTATTTTATATCCGGCAATGTCTATGACGTTATTTGCCATTATTAATCAGTTATTTCAAATGATTGTGTTGCAACATAATTATCATCACAAAGCTTATAATAAATAGAAAAAGAATATGTTCCTGCAATGACTCCATTAGTTACATTTACTGTTGCTACTAGTTCAATAGAATTTGGCGCTATTACTGATAATCCTAGTGTATTAATAGTTACATTTGGTTCACTTGTGTCTCCTGTTATTCTTCCTTGAAAATTTGCATTACATAAAGGATTTTTATTTTCAAAATACACTTCAATAGTAAATGGTAACAATGATATGTCAAAAGATAAACCAGGAGTTCCAATTTCATATTCTACTCCATCTATTATCATAAACTTATCTATATTCATTCCACATTCTTGACATGGAGGAGCTGGAGGTCTTGGTAAAGGATCTGTTGAATAGCAACACTCTTCTACCTCTGGAGTGCAGCATTTGTCATATAGTTTTTGCTTGCCAAATAAAGCAGCGCGGTTAGCGTTTTTAGAAAATATTGCCATAATTATATCATTGTTATGTTTGCAGTAAAAGTAAAGTTTCCGCTATCTGTTACAATTGTAACTGTAAAGTTGCCTCCAGCAAAACCAACACCAGATTGAATTATAGGATAAAAACCTAAACCTGGTGGATATACAGCAGTGCCAGGAGTATTTACAACTGTATTAAGTACAGATGGTGTAACAAGTATATTAATAATATCAACATCAACCGGTCCTATAGTTTCTAAATAAAATACCCATTTTGTTCCATTTGCAAGTGTTTTATAAAACGAAAGTCCATCAGTAATTTCTACTGGAATAGTGCCATCATCAAAATAAACTTTATATCTTCCTAAAACTACATTAGGGCAACAAGGTTCTGTAACTTCGCAGCAACCATCTACAAATATTTGTTTTTTCTTTTGAAAGAAAGAACGTACTTTGTTTGAGTTAAACATTCTGGCCATTTTGTTCTATATTTTGATTGTCAAGATGAGATTTTTCTACTTTTTTTTGCTGTACTTTTCCGTACAATAGCGTTCCGGTAAATGCAGCCAAACTAGTCAAAAAGATTGACATACCTGACCAGTCAATGTCTGTGCACTTAACAGCGTGAATCATTAAATAAATAAAAACACCAATAGTCAAAAGACATATACATAGTGTTCCTATAAACAATGTTACTCGCATGCTAGATACGTCGGTGCTTTCTTTAAGGAAGTTAAACATATTAGTTAGTTTTTTTCTAGTCTTTCGACAAGGTGAAGAAGTTTTTTCATCATTGCTGTGTTGTTTTCGATAACATTATTGTTACTATTTACTGTATCAATGAGTCTTACACGATCTTCTGTCATATATTGGTCATGTCGTTTTTCTAACTCCTGTATTCTTGCTTCGTTTTTTTTATGCAAAGCCAAAAACTGTTTTCCCATAAAATATATGACGCCAATCATGAGAATAGCGAAAACACCTAAAATGCCATAGTTAGTAAGATAGCTTATCTCTTGGGGTACTTGTAACAATAAGGATTTCATTTTAATTTTGATATTTATTATGTGACTTAAACTCAACTATTGACAAATGCTTTACCCACCAACAGTCTATATTTTTGTTTTCAAATATTTGATACAATGGTAATATCCAATTATCTTCTGCATCTAACATAGGAGTAAATGGCTTATATTCATCATAAAATTTATCAGACAAATATAATTTTTCTTCTTCATCTAAGATACCGCCTAACATAACAGATTTTTTATACTTCGTATTGAGCTAACCAAATATTAACCATATCGGGAATGTCGCTATCTTCCCAAGTATTTACATATGGCATATTTTCAGCAATAACTCCAAATTCTGCCGTATCTGTTGTTAGGATAACAAAAACAGATAAAAGTTTATCAAGAGCTCTATCTTGTATTGTATTTAAACTAACTAATACTGAAGGGTCTATAATTTCAATATTAAATTGTGGAAACTTGTATGTCATTGTATTATTTTTTTATGTTATGAAAGTGTTGTTCCTGTTACTGTAAAAGTTCTACAAGCTATATAACTGTTAGTTTGAGAAAATCTATCAACAATCGAAAATGCTGCTGGACTTGAACCTGATGAAACATTTATTTTATAAACAGTATTTGTGCTTGCTCTACTTGAGGTACTTAAATTTGCTAAAATATTAAAAGGGCTATAATTTAAAAAATTAAAAACATAAGTAGCAGGATTAAAGCCAAAACTAATAATTGATAATAATTCAGTAATATTTGGTATTCTCCAACCTGAAGAAAAACCACCTATGTTTAACAGCAATGATGCTGAAATATTTTGCGACCAAGTTGCACTTGTGCCTCCTCTCAATGTATTACTCCAACCTAAAACTGTGTTTCCATTATAAGTTGACCAATCTATAATTATAGTATTTGTATATGTTTGATTTCCAGTTGTACTTGTAAATCTGTTTGTATTTCCAAAAGGATTATTTTCAGCTAATGTAGTAAAATCTACATTTCTACCTGCTTCCAAGTCACCATCGTCACCTGTTTGTTGACTTACAGTTTGCCCTGTTTTCATTAGCTGTGCGGTGCTTCTACTGCTGCTTGGAGGAACTGCTTTTATATATGTGTCCATAGTTATGCTTTTGTTATGTTTAGATTTGTAACCCCTGCAACCGATGCCGTTACCGTAATTTTACTACCTACTGCAATAGTATTTGTCAAAGTATAAGCAGCGCCATCGTCTTGAATTGTAATTGTCGGAGCATTTTTGATATTTGTAGTTGTGTTTATTTTTAAATCGTATGGAGCGTAAAAATCTACCGTTAATGCATCCATCAACTCAACCGTATATATAATGCCACGATTAACCCAAAGTGTGCCGTTATACTCTAAAAAATTGCCATTCTCAGGCGTTGTTATTAACACATTATGCAACTCATCAAGCTCATAGCCATTCTGAACATGTAGCAAAATATGTCCATCTGTTGCGCTTTTCTTTGCTACATATCCGACAATAACAATGTGAGACGGAGAGACTGGTTTAACATTTGTTATTTCTCCTGGTGTAGTTGGACTAAGATACAAAATATCTCCTTCTGTATAAGCATTAGTATTAACTCCGTGAACAATCCCGTTGATTGTGACAAACCCATTAGAATTATTTGCGATGTCTTCGGAAACAATACCAAATGCTGTTGCGCTATTTGTGTCATTGTCTGCTTGTGCCAAGTTTATACCTATAAATCCTCCTGCTACTCCAACCACCTTTACAACGCTGCCCTTACTAATTAAAGAACCGCTTGTATTTCTTGCACGAACTACTAATTGCTGACCAACCTTATTGATTAAACCACCTTTGAGACCTAAATCCAAGGTTCCGTCAGTATCATTCCAAGTAAGCTCACTTTCTGCAACTGTATGTCCCAATGATGTTGCAAAATCCAAAAAATCGATATCAATTATTGATTTATTATTAGCTGTATTGCCAGATCCTAAAACTTGGTCCAAAGTCGAAACTGCATTTTGCTGCAATGCCCAAATCGCTGCCCCCATTGTATTGTCTGCGCAATAATAAACAGAACCATCGTCTAAAGTCCACAAGGATCCAATCTGATAGCCTTTTGTAGAATCATCGGCAGCAGTCGGTATAATATTAAAATTATACAAAGAGTGTCTAATAATAAAACCACCTTGTTGAATTACATACAATCTACCTGCTTCCCATTTTAACTCGTAATCAATAGAGCAAAATAAAGCTATTCCTTTACCTCCACCATTTCCAGCATCAGTAGTTCCTTCTTTTATTCTAGAAGCATTATCAAAAAACACACCTCTACCAGAATCAAAATCTATATCGTTAGGACCCGATGTATTACCATTTCCTAATACAGTTGAAAGATTTCCTGCACCGTAATAATCAAGTTTGCCAGTTACGGGATTAAATTTATACGCCATATTAAGTTGTGATTACGCTAATAACATTATCAGCAGCATTATACGATAAGGTTTTTGTCGCTACTACAGTCGCACCTGTTGAATAAACAATAGTATAAATATTGTTAGTATTACCACTAGGATTTCCAGCATTAACACCAGTGTAATAAGTAATATCAATATTGTTACCCGGAATCATGTCAAAGTTAGCCAAGGTAGAAAGTTCATCTAGCATTGACGTAGTTGACAAAACAGGATATAGCAATTCATACACATCATCTCTTGTTGCGCCATATGGTGTAGAAGTAATATCTAATATATTATTTGCTTCTTCTACAAAAGCAATGTCTGCATTATCTGCTTCACGCTCAAATAAAAAGCCTGAAACTCCATAGTTTCGAACCTTAACAGATCCTTTTGGGAATGCAGCATATGGTGCCGGGTCTGCAGGAATTTTAAATACTATAGCGCCATCCTGCTCGTACACCTGTATTGTTGAAAATAAACTCATATGATTATAGATTTATAACGCCCCACTGATTTGTTTTAATGTATTGAAATATCATTCCATCTCCAAGTATCATACTAACAGAAGTTCCACTACCAGATATTGTTTGTCCTACGTTACCATTTACTGTTGTTCCCGGCACAGTACAATAAACTTTATACATCTGTCCTAATACCGGTGTAGCTGGTAGTGTTAAAGTTAATCCATCTGTGATAACAACTATTATGTATTCAGTTAGTAGCAATGTACCAGAAGCATCATAATAAACTAAGTTGTCTTCGCAATAACATAATGGACCACGTACAGGAATAATTGGTGCTAAATCTACAGATGTTAACACTTGCGTTTCGTCATGCTCTCCAGTAAGTTCAAGTATTGTACCATTTAAAATAAGTTCTAAGTCAAAATCATGAGATAGATCTACAGTTCTAACTACAGTAGCATCATCGTAAATGTACGTTAATGTAAGTATGTTTGTAATAGGGTCAAATGTCAATTGTATATCTAACGGACAGCAAGTTTCACAACCCGGAGGACAAGGATTGTTAAACATAACAGAATCACTATGATGGTTGAATAATCCCATATTAACTTATTTTCATTCTTGCGTGATACGGTTTTTTATTCTCAGGAATCTCAAATAAATACAATGACAATCCTTCCTGTTCCTCGTTACCAGTTTCCATTTCAGATTTTAGTTTAAACTCTTCGCACAACCTAGTAGATACTTCTAATGCTTTAGATATCTGCAGTTCTTCCTCAGGAGTATTGTCAAGACTCATTAACATCTTTCTCCAGTGCTCTGCTTTAGCCTTAAACATATCGACATTCAGATCGTTTTCGGACAACTGTATTCTTTTGTAGAAATCAATCAGGTTAATAACCTGTTCCGTTTTCTCTATGTTTTTCCAGTTGGACCAGTCTTTAAACAGTCCGTAGTTTGCAGTG